TGGCATCTGCTGCCGATACTATTCCGATAATTGTGATTGCTGCTGATATAACAGCACCAGCACGCCAAACCCATCTCTCAAGATTACGAACTCTTTGTCTGAGTTCTTCTTGCGTTTTCTCAGCGTCCTCAATCCTGTGTGTCAGGAGTGCTATCTGCTGGTCCTGGTTCGCGTCCTTCTGGTTGATTTGATCTGCCATTGTCCAATTCAGCAAATGCTTCTCTTAATATGTATATAATTATAAGTAATGCACCTATGACTGCAAGTATCACACATAGGATTACTGACCATACAGGATCAGTAACATTATCAAGAGGGCGTAATAGTAAATTCATTTTTTAACTGGCCAGGTAAGTTCCATTCCTATAGTAAGTAGTATTACAAATCCAAATACAAATACAGCACTCACAAGTTATTACCACTATTCGGAGATGGTATTAGTTGATATGCCATCTTATCTCTTAACTTATTCACACGCTCTTCATTATACTGTTTGAAGTTGCCACGCTTCTCTACTTTCTTATAGTAGTGTAGAGCATTGAGAATGATTGCATAATCATCCATATCCAATTCAAAGTTCATCGCATCCCTCTATCATTGTTGTTGCCAGTTCTCCACCAATATCTGCACCCTTATCTTGTCCAAGCATTACCACCCATCCAGAAACTAACCAACCAACATAAGGAATACTAGTGAACCATGGAGCAGCAGCAGCACCAATACTAGCACCCACCATTTTTCCGGTCGATTCTCCAGCGCCCTCCGCTTTGATGCATTCTACGTTTTGGGCAGTCAACTTTCCCGCAACACCTCCACCCATATGGCGGGCTCCATCCATTGTATATTCTTCTTCAGTTATAAGATGCGTATTTCCACCAATACCAAAAAATCCATTCTTCTTATCAAGATGTTTTCTAACACCTAATACTTTAGGATCATTAGCATTATATTCAATTCTATATCCATCCTTTCCAGCATCTACACTGTAGGAAGTGTAATCACCAACGGGAAGATTAATTATAGGTAAGTTATTTTTGTTTATGAGATGACCCAAGACACCAATATGAGCAATCCCAAACAGTGTTCCCACTGTTAGAACTACCCACTTAAATGACGACTTTTGATTATCCATAATTACATCTTGTAAGATTCATCGGACTTTGGAGGTGCCTGTGTTATTTGTACAGGTGCCTGTTCAATACGAATAGTTTGTGCAGGTGCAGTTTGTGCAGCTGCAGCAATCAATCTTTCCATATCTGCTTTACTTATACCACCACCATTACCACCACCTTCTCCTGCTTTCTTTGCTGCCTGAACTCCGAAGGTAGCTAAAACTCCGGTAAAGACTGATGCAATGAAGGTGGGGTCTAGTTTTTGCTCTGGAATACCCAATGCTGGTGGAAGTTTGATGTATGCCAGCGTGAGTATTCCGCCACTCCAAACAAGGATGCCAAGCCTAACAAAAGTAGAAAGAATAGCAAGTTGCTCTTCTTTGTCATCTGCTGCCTCCTTTAGTTTACCAAGAATACCCTTTTTCTTAGGATCATTCGATACTTCTTTCTTAACTTCCTCTGGCATTCCATATAGAGCAACGCATTTCTATTTAGAAATATATCCTTCTTTGACTAACCATTCACGAGTCATTGGAGTCGGATCATAATCAGTCCACATTGTTCCGCGAGCACATGATTCCAATGCTGCTTGAGTCATACCTTCTGTTTTACCTGCCCAGAATGCTTCTTTCTCCCAGGGAATTGCACCTGGTTGAAGCATATATGCTCTCTTCACAATTTCCTGATACATAGGAGGAACAGTATCTTCGGGTAGAATGATAGCAATCAAACTATTATCAATCGTTCCTGCCATACAATCTTGAGCAGCGTGCCACCCTTCATGGCGCATTACACTCATGAGTGTGCTGGGACGACCCATGAATGCTTTGTTTAGATAGAAATTGTTGCTTACAGTATGATAGACACCACGATGTCCTACTGGGAAATACTTCTCATCTGCAAGATATACTTGAACTCCCACCTGATTCAATGCTACAAGCATTTGATTGAATTCATTAGAAGCGAAAGTAAAACTTTCAGGATCATTATATTGAGATGAAACATCTAGAAGTGAAGAGACTTCCATCACTCCTTCAGTGCATTCTTGTAGAAGCATACACCCCATAGAATGCATAGTAAAGTATTCATTATCCTTAAGAGGATCTGCAGTTACAGGAGCAGCAAGACATGCTGCCATTAAAGCCATAATAATTTTTTTCATTAGTAATATATTTAAAAAAAATTTTTAATTATTGTAAATAGTTATAATTAATTCCTGATTGCCATTTCTCTTGGAAGTTTTCAGAACCTCCTCCAAATTCGTACATTGGATTAAGTTGCGTAGTTGTTTTTCCACTACTTATAGCAATACGATAGATAGTTTCATGAATATTTTTTGACTCTAAAATGCCATCTTCAGGTAATAGTTGATTATCAACTACTGCATGATCGAATGCTTCTTTAAAGGTCATTTGAAGATCCGACAAAACTGCGGGCCCGAACCAAGGGTCATTCTTCAAATACTTAGGAGCAGGAATAGTTTTATAGAATAGATTTTTAATAGATCTTAAAATCATACTAATATCATTTTTTTAGTATAGTCATATGCATAAAGTTCTCTATTGCCTTTGATACCCCAACCCAACCAGGTATATGCAGGTCTCATATAATATGATACTGTCTGCCCACCACCTTCAAATTGTGGAAGAACACGTTGGAAAATAGGTTCATTAATCATCCAACGAACTTGACAATCTATTTCACTTGGATTACAACTATACTTTACTGCAAAGTTTCCAAGTCCTTTATAACGATTGATAGAAGTCCATTGAATCAATCCATAACCACCTCTCAGACAATCCTGATAAGAAACACGAGCACCACCTTCACAGATGTTAGAAATGAATTTAGATTCTTGTTGAATGTTTCCCATGATTGTAGCAAGCGCATTACGATCAGAGATCTTTGTATGATCTTGTAATGCTGCTAAAACAATCTGTTCATTGGGTGTACAATCTGGACATGTCCATTTAGGTTCTTGAACTTTTTGTGTAGATGCTTTATCCACAGATTGTGCTGTAGGAGTAAGTGGAGCACTAGCAGTAAAAGATGCAGCAACTGCAATTGATACTAAAATATTGCCCACCATTTTCATAACCATCCTTTTTGAAATTTATATAGCAACTATAGCACTGCTCTTAACGTTTGTCAACTCACATGAATTTTTTCTAATTCATAAAAACTTTTTTCGGGAAAATAAGTTCTAAACAAATGAGATGCTTCAATTATTTTTCCTTCATTAGATAATTTTTTACATTCTTCTAAAATTGCTTTTTTAAATGATTTAGAAGGTCCATGAGAATCAGTCATCTTCTTCTCCTAAGTATTCTAGTGAGTAAATATTATGATCATCAATATCTGGATCTAACCACTCAGAGAATTCATTTTGGATAGCATAAGCATCTTCTAAATTGGAAAAAAAATCGTTTTCTTCTCTTTCACAGAGAGTATGTATACGATCAACTGCCCAATTATGTGTTTGTTGAAGTGTTTCTGCTAAAGTTACCATAATCTTTACGCATGTAACGTCCTAGAATATTGCTATTATAGTATGCAGGCGTTCCGTCGTCAAGTGCTTCGGATAAAACATTATTTAAAAACAACTGCTTCGTTTCTTCAAAATTGCAGATGCCTTTGGTTGTGTGTAAACTTAAAATTTTTCTACCGAAAATCTCTTTACCGTATAATTTGAGATCTTCTTTTAACTCAGGGCAAGATCCATAATATTTTTTCCAATCAGATTCTTGCTTTACTTTTCTTTTTTTACCAGGTGGGGTTCTAAATGACCAAAAATACTTTCGCCCAATGTATTGTCGTTTGTTTGAGAAATTGGTAATGAGATAAACAAAACCGTAGTTGTCCAAAACATTATCAGAAGTAAAAGGTCTCTCCAAATAGATCCAGGGGTTTTCATAATCTAATGTGTTATTTATATCAAAGCTCATCTTACAGAGTTATATGAGCTATTATTTATCTTTAACGGGAACAAACCTATTCTAATCACAATTTTAAGTATTGTCAAGGTCTTTGATAAATACTCAATAAAGACTTATACTAATGTCGGTATATGTAAACAATATTGTTATTAATTCGGGTGAATCATTTACTCTCCCATTAACAGTTTTAGATTCTGCAGGAGATACTCCTTTGAATCTAACTGGATATGCTGTTACTTCTATGATGAGAAAACATGCAGAATCCACCACAAAAACTACCCAGTTTGTTGTTGGCATAACTAGTGCCGTTGAAGGAGCAGTAACACTATCACTAGCGTCTACTACAACTTCCACAATTAAATCTGGAAGATATGTTTATGACGTATTACTTACAGCAGATGATGATACTAAGTCAATTGCTGTTGAAGGTTCTGCACTAGTTAGATTGGGTATATCTTCGTAAATCTATAAAAACTAAACATGGCAGTCTATACTACTAATCTTATAATTTACACAGGTACTGATTTTGCACAGACCTTTATATTGGGTGACAATTTTGGATCTTTAAATCTAATTGGATATTCTGTGGTTATGAAGATGAAAAAACATGGTGATTCTGTTTCTTCAACAAATATCACAACATTAATTACTAACTCAGCAATTGGTAGAATTAAGGTATCTTTAGTCCCGGCACAAACATCTATACTGAAACCAGGAAGATATTATTATGACTTAGTATTAATAAAAGATGGAACAAATACTCGGGTAATTGAAGGAGATATAATTGTTAAAAAAGCAGTAACTAGATTCGACTAAAAAAGGGGGGTTTAAAACCCCCCTCCTTGTGTTTATATCAGTCTTTGGGCATCGCTGCACCAGACTTATGGCGCGTGGTGCCCTTTTCATCCGTATAAGTTTCTTTCTCCCTTCTAGGAGTTACATAACCAACACCAGGAACTACACCAGTCTTACCGGCAGCTCTGGCAGCATTTCTATCTGCTGCTCTTTGTGCTGCTCTCTTACGATTGCGATCATAAGAACTCATTGCTTCCACGATTGATTCAATCTCTTTATCAGAGAACAATCCAGATGCTTCTAATTCCTCTTTTCTTGCTCTATCAGTAATTGAATCGGCACCTGCCTTAACAGCGCCTGCAGTGGCAGAGACAGTCTTACCAACACCTCTAATAAGTTTTTTAAGTCCTCTCTTCAGAAGACCATCCTTTCTTTTTGCCGGAGCAGAAGATGATGATCCTCCACTTCCTCCGGAAGAACTGGAAGATCCAGAACTAGAAGATGCACCGGTTTCTCCAGAATCAGAAGATCCAGAACTAGAAGATGTGCTACCTCCTTTACCTCTAGCATATCCACTCTTAGCAGCGCCCTTAACAGCACTACCTGCTCTCTGAGCGGTTCCTACTGCTCTTGCAGCAAGTCCTACGCCACCTTGCGTTGCCTTCCCTGCTGCTTTAATGCCTGCCTTTGCTGCCTTTGCCGCAGTCTTCACCGCACCCTTAATTCTTGAAAGTTTGGATGAACCACCACCACCATCAGATTTAGAAGCAGATTTTTCTGCTGCTGACTTCATCGCACTACCAGTAGCGAGTCTATCCTTTGCCTGATCTCTTCTACGCTGCGTTTCTTTAGGATCAACTCGCTCAGATAGAACTTCTAAAGAATCAATATGCTCACAAATAGTCTGCTCTACAAGATCAATATCAAGACCTTCTTCTACACACTCTTGAAAGAATTCTTCAACTTGTTCTACAATCTCTTCATCCGACAGATGAAGCATCTCTTCACTAATAAATTCTTCTTCAAGAACTTCAGTTTTTGGTGTATAGATGCTTTCGTACAGACTCCTAAGATCACCGTATTGTTTTTGAGACAGAGACATTTTCTTTTTCTATATCCATATAAGGATATTTATAAAAAAAGAGGGTGTTACCCCTCTTTGCTTAAATCTTCAAATGCTTGATACCCATCATAATCACCAAATAGGAAAGCATCCGATTTTGCTGCTTCCCTATATGCTGCATATGAATCAAAGACTAAATCCTGAGAAAGTATCTGCTTTGACGTCTTGTTTGATTCCTCCAACGATGTAAGACTCAACCTCAGTCTCCTGAGGAGCAACTTGGAGACCCTTCGACGAAATCCAATGTTCCGTCCAGGGGAGTGGGTTATTTTTTGCGGGTATGTCATAGATTGGTTTAAGTCCAATTGCTTTCATTCTACGATTGGCAATCCATTCAACATACTGCTGCAGCAGTTTATCATTCAGACCAATCATAGATCCATCCTTGAACAGATACTCTGCCCAAAGTTTTTCTTGATTAACACAGTTATCGAAAGCATTGATCAACCATTGCTTCTCCTCTTCAAAGATTTTTGCCATATCAGGATCATCACCTTCTCTCCACTTCTTCAGAATATTCTGAGTAATGGCAAGGTGTTGATTTTCATCTCTGGCAATCAATGAAATAATCTTTGCACTTCCTTCCATAAGTTTGAGTTCGCCAAAAGCAAAACTGCAAGCAAATGATACGTAGAATCGGATACCTTCAAGGATATTAACATTCGCAACTGCTCTGAAGAGTTTGCGCTTGAGTTCATATCTTGATTGGAGGGCATAAGGAACTTGCTCTAATGCATGTTGCCAATCATTAGAATTATCATAATGATGAGCAGCATTAATGAATTCATTATATGCCTGTGTAACTGTAGTAGCACGTTCTACAATACGGTTATCATTTAGAATATGATCAAACACATCTGAGGGATCTGGATAGATGTTCTTAATGATATGTGTATAAGAACGACTATGAATCATCTCCATGAATCCCCAGACCTCCATACATGCTTCCAATTCAGGAAGAGAGCAATAAGGAATGAATGCCATACCAGGACCACGACCCTGAACAGAATCGAGCATAATCTGGTACTTCAAATTAGAAGTAAAGATATGTTTTTGCTCAGGGCGTAGTGTCTGATAATCCGAACGGTCTTTCTGGAGTGATACCTCTTCAGGTCTCCAGAAATATCCTAATTGTTGAGTTGTGAGTTTATCAAAAATTGGATACTTATAGGAATCATATCTCTGAATACCTAATGGTTTACCAAAGAACATTGGTTGTTTTTTGGTATCATATTCTTCTGCATTAAAAACAGTCATGGATTCGACCATTGGTCTTTCCTCATTGTTCGTCTTAAATCTTACAAGACTCACAGTCTTCCTCCTCGGCGTTTTCTAGTTGAGTGATTAAATTGTCAAGACTTTCCTTAGTATCTTCTACCTCGTCAGTCTTGAAGTCGTATGTGTTCTGATAATATGAAGTCTTCCAACCGTATTTGTATGTAGTTAGAAGATCTTGTGCCATTACTGAAACTGGGACTTCATTGTCTGGATAATTTTCTGGATTATAACTCCAATTGCCACTAATTGCTTGATCAAAGAACTTTTGCATTACAGCAACAATATTAATATACCCACGATTGGATTTCATATCCCACAGTAAAGTATAGTTATTTTTCAATGTTGCATATTGTGGAACAATTTGCTTAAGAGGTCCTTTTTTGGACTTCTTAATGGACAAGTATCCTCTAGGAGGTTCGATTCCATTGGTTGCATTTGACACAACGGAACTGCTTTCCGATGGCATTTGTGCGGACAATGTTGAGTTCCTAACTCCGTATTGTTTAACCCTTCTGCGAAGATCATCCCAATCATACTGAAGCTCATTAGAGATTATTTCGTCCACATCATGTTTATATGTATCAATTGGAAGAATTCCATTTCCATACTTAGTTCGGTTACTGTATTCACAGGCACCTTTTTCTTTTGCCAGATCTACTGTGGCAGAAATTAGATAATATTGGAATGCTTCAGTCAGTTCATGAACTGCCTTTAATGCCTCTGTATCATCATAAGTAAAACCATTCTTAGCAAGATAATGTGCTAGTCCAATATAACCGATTCCAAGGGAACGTCGTGCCCTTGTGGCGATTTCTGCTGCTCGGACTGGATACTGCTGAAAATCAATGAGTTCATCAAGACTCCTAACAGCAAGATCGCAAAGAATTTGAAGATCTTCAAGATCCCTAATTTTACCAATATTAATAGCAGAAAGGATGCAGAGAGCAATTTCCCCATTTTCATCATCAATGTGTTGTAAAGGTTTTGTAGGCAAAGTAATCTCTTGACACAAATTACTCATTTCAACCTTATCCATAAAGGATGAATGAGAATTGCAATGGTCAATATTCATAATATAAAGACGACCAGTTTCTGCTCTCTCTTTCAATAAATCAAGAATTAGTTCTTGAGCACCGATAGTCTTTCTTGGAATAGACTGATCTGATTCATAGTCCACATAGCAAGCGTCAAATGCATCAGTACCAAAAGCATCATACAAACCTGGTACGTCATGCGGTGAGAATAAGCTAATCTCTCCATTCGCAATGAAACGTTCGTAGAAAAGTTTTGAAATTTGGATTGAGTAGTCAAGTTTCCTCACTCGATTGTCTTCTGTTCCCTTATTATTCTTAAGAACAATAATATCTTCTATTTCCGAGTGCCAGATTGGGAAGTGGACAGTCGCTGAGCCACCTCGTATTCCATTTTGTGTACAGCATCGGACAGTTGATTCAAACTTTTTAAGGAATGGTACAACACCTGTATGTTGAACTTCTCCGCCTCGGATCTTAGAATTGATCCCACGGATTCTGCCTGCGTTGATACCGATTCCTGCACGTTGAGCAACATACTTGCCAATCGCCATGTCACTAGAAAAGATGCTATCGAGGGTGTCATCGACATCAACAAGAACACAGCTAGCAAACTGTCGAAGTGGAGTTCGCACCCCTGCCATGATAGGTGTGGGAATGTTGATTTTGTGCTTGCTGATTGCGTCGTAGTATCTTTTGACATAATCTAAACGGGTCTCCTTAGGATACTTGGAAAAGATTGTTGCAGCAATCAAGAGATACATGAATTGTGGTGTTTCGTATAAAGAACCACTACTTCGATCCTGCACTAGGTATTTATCTACAACTTGCCTTAATCCAGCATAGGTAAACAAATAATCACGACCATGATCAACAAAAGATTCTAATCTCTCAAACTCCTCATCAGAGTAAAGATCAAGAATCTCTGCATCATATACTCCACGGGCGACACATCGTTCGACGTGTGCCTTGACAGTGGGGACATCATGCATTCTGCCATGAAGTTGCTTGCGAATGGCAAATAGGAGCAGACGTGCAGCAACGAATTGATAATTAGGATGATCTAAACTAATTAGGTCGGAAGCAGAACGAATTAAAATTTCTTGTATTTCTTCTGTCGTAATGCCATCATAAAATTGAATTCCAGATTGCATTTCAACTTGTGAAGCAGAAACTCCAGCAAGATCTATACATGCTTCTTCAACCATTACATGGAGTTTGTTTAAATCGAGAGGTTCAGTTTTACCATCTCTCTTTAAAACTTTTGTTCCGTTACTCATATTTTTTTCCAATTGTTAAATTTAATTTTTGCTTCTAGACCAGAGTATGTATTTGATTCTACCACATTGACAACGTCATGTCCAGAGAGAACCATATCATTAATGTCTTTTTCTGTTATATTTGATGGCCAGATTACTACTTTGTGTCCTCTATCGATGAGTTTTGAAATTCGGGTAACGATTTCTCTGTTACGTGGTTCGTTATCAAGAACCCAAATATAATCGCTCCAATTAAACGACCCAATATCAACATCGGACCCGCACATAGCAACAGCGTTTTCCACGAACGTGGAGTCGAAGGGTCCTTCAACGATGTAGATTGATTTCGATTTATCAATTTTATCAAGTCCGTAAAGTTTCGGCGCTTCATCATCTAACATAATAGTGATATATTTAGTGAAAGATGATACGAGTGCTCTACCTTGAAATCCTATCAAAGTTTTGGATTCATCATAGAGTGGAATTATAATTCTTGGTTCATCTTTACCAATACGATCAAACATTTGTTTCTGTGTATTTGACCACTCCATAAACTTTTCAGCATAATAAAACTTATCTGGATTTAAATTGCGTTTGATTAAATAATCATTTGCAATTTTGTTTTCAGATGCTTTAGGAAGATCTATCTTCTTATTGAAAATTGGTTTCTTAAAATTAAATATTGGTTCATCAACAACAAAGTTTTTACCTGTATGCCCCTCCTTAAACTTCTCCATAGTATATTGTTTATAGAGAGTTGTATCAATATGTTTTAAAAAATTATTGAGTGATAAACTAGCACCACAATTATGGCACTTGTAGTTGGTATTATTTTTCACAACATAAAAATACCCCCGTGCCTTGTTCTTATGCTTCTGCGAATCTCCACAGATGGGGCAACGAAAGTTATAAAGGTCCGGTTTAACCTTTTTGAATTTTTGTAGGCGTGACGAAACTAGACTGATATATTTCGAGTCAATCAGATCCATTACAAAAGGTTCTTCTTATCTGTCCAGTATAACCTGCTGTGCTGGTGGTGTCAAGAAAACGGGTGCCAGTCTACTACCTGCACCAATCAAAAGTGCTCCAACTATAAGAACGCCACCAATTTGCCATCTAAACTTTGAGAAGGTTTTTATCTCTTCTTGTATCTTATCAATTCTTTCATGAATAATTTTATGATTACTATCCCCATTAGATTTAATTTCATCAATCATTTTGATAATTAAATCATCACTTTTAATACTTTGCTCTATTCGTTCATCATGCTTTGCTAAGATTTGAGCAATTCTTGCGTTACCTTCAGATATTTTATCAACAGCATTCTCCAACTTTGCCAACATTTCTCTAGAAAGTTCCTCATAAATATCAATTTTTGTTTCCAATTGTGCAACTCTTGTGTTATCAGAGAACATTATTAACTTCACTCCATCTCTTTCTTGCACCTGGCATCTTACCTCTAGCAAGGATTGGTGGTTTCTTTTTTTTCTTATTCATCGGAGGATCATCTCCTGCTTCTGCAGTTCCGGCAATTGCTCCACCACCAACCGTGTTAGCAATAGCATCTTCTTTCAATGTGCGTAATATATTAATTATTTTGTTAATATCCATCAGATTGAATTTAATTCTTGTATGCAGTAAATATCTTCAGGTATTCCATGAATATGTGATTTTGGGTATTCCGGAATTCTTTGCAAATATACTAAAAAACTTTTAATTGATGGCCAAAGATCTTCTTCCATATTATAAAATAAGAGCGGCACTGTTGCATCATTAAAAACATTAAACAGTACAATTATATGATTAAGTATCAGGTGTGTTTTTAATACACCTGTATTTTTATACCTTTTCAAAAGACGTTTAACATATTTAATTCGTTTCAAATCATCCTCAAAATCGTCTTTTGAAACTGCCTGAGGATTATCATAGAATTTTATCGCAAATAACAAATAGTTATTTTCATTCAAGTCATCAAATTTCATATAAGATTATTGTTATATTAACTATCAGCAAACTTGGCATCATCTGCTTGATCTCCAGATGCAATATTAATTGCACACAAGACTTCACTCTTAACTCTTAAATTACCATGCATATCGGTATAAGAAGTAATTCCTACCCATCCGCCATGAGCAGGCGTGTATACTGAAGATGCTGCTCTTGCAACTCCAACTTCTGTATCATCTACACCGAAAACGGTGAAATTTGAACTGTCCATTCCTTCAAGAGTTGTCTTGAATTTAGGTTCGTCGGCGCTTTGGTCAACGCTTCCCCAGAGTGGTGCCATTAGATAATCCTCTATATCTTATGAAAATATTTATAAAACTCACTCTTCTCGCGCTTTAATGGATTTGG